CGTTGGGCTTCCACTTGGCGAAGAAGTCCTCGCCCGCTTCGATGTCCTCTTGCAGCGACTCGGCGCCTTCCTTGTCGGACCCTACCCCCTTGCGGAGGGAGCGGAAGTCGTAGTGATCGCCACCAGCCACGCGGATGTCGGGCTTGAAGTCCTTTGTGAAGGCATACAAGGCCGCGAGGGCTTCGGGATCAGCCATGTCGCCGTGACTGTCCGAGGCGAAGATGAACTTGGTGAGTTTGCTCATAAGCTTGGGTGCTTTGGCTGTCCCTTGCGTGAGCCGTACTTCTCCATGTGGGAGATAAACTTCAGCCCTTGGCGGTTGGCGGCGTTGTACATCCCTGGACCGCTCATGTTGTACTTCAGCGCCGTCTCGCCGGCGGTCAGCCCTTCGGCGACGCCCTTGGCTGCGGCCTGTGCCATCGTCAGCCGTCCGTTGGCTAGGAGGTTGGATCGGTTGCGTCCGTGCATCCCAAGGCGAGGTCGGCAGTTCGGGGGCCAGATGATGCCGTGCCGGCAGACGAAGGCCTCGACCTCCTTTAGCGTCACCTTGCCAATCTTGGCGGCATCGGCGGGGAGCCACGATCCGCGGATGGCCTCGCGGATGGCCTTGGCGATGTTGCGGTCCGCTGGGTCCTTGTAGTCGTCGACCCGGATATGGGGCTTGCTGTCGTAGTGCGGACAGGTGGCGAGGAAGCGGAGGCGGTCGATGGAGACCTCCCATGCCTTCGACATCTCCGCCAGTTCGTCGTCGGTGGGGGTTGCCATGGCGTCAGAAGTTGTCCGAAGCCCTAGCCTTCGTCCACAGTTGCCGAACCTCGAAGCCTGCCTCGGTCGGGTCGAACTCGCCTAGGTGTTCGTTCAGCGCGTCGCCGGCCTTGATGAGGATGTCGATGCCGTTGCGGTAGCGGTTGAGGTCGACCTCCGAGATGACGACCCATTGACCGTCCTCGGTCATCTTCAGGACGTGGGCGAGTTGGGTGTTGAGGGCGTTGACCTGGGCAAGTTGCTTCTCCAGCTCGTCGATGCGTTCCTGCTTGGTTTGCTTACGGCTCATAGTCCGAGATGCTTAGCGACCGATGCGGCGACCTCGCGGATCGTGACGGCGCTGTTGGGTTTGAAGGCATAGGTCTGGTCGGGTATGGTGCCTTCGAGCAGTTCGCGGATGCTGGCTGCCTCCTCCTCGTTCGCAGGGCCGACGCCTTCGGTCTCGATGTGCAGGTGGATGACCCGCCAGTTGCGGACCTCGCCCATGATTTGCTTCGTGACGACGGTCTCGTTCAAGTAGCGGCAGTCAGGGACGACGACGTGACCACGCTCACGATTTGCCTGTTCGGTGAGATTAAAGACGAAGACGTCCTTATGGATGGAGCGGGCGAAGCGACCCATGGCGACCAAGGTGTCGCGGTGATAGGTCTTGAATGACTCCTCGTGGAAGTTGACGCCACTAAGCCCCAACTGGCAGGCGTAGTTGTTGGCGGCGTCCTTGAGGGCGTCACCATAGGCGATGCGTTTCACGTCCACGCTGTGCCGGGTCATCCCTTCAGCAAAGGTGTCCTTCCCGCTGCGGGCGTACCCGGAGAGAAGGACGATGGTCTGCGGGGCTTTGAGTACGCGGCGCATGGACTACCAGTCGGTGGGGGTTGGGATGGTCGAAGCGGCGACGCCCTTACCCTTGGGGAAGTTCATCTTGTACTTGAACTGCGGACGGCCTTGCCATTCGCCGTCGGGGGTGACTTCCACCTCGACCTCGAAGTAGACGTTGGTTGCGGGCTTGAGGTAGTCCAGGAAGTCGGGGACGGAGAGGTCGGCACGGGGTTCGGAGACATACTTCCCGCTGATCTTGCCGACGAGCATCGCAAGGCTCTTGCCGTACTTCGTGCCGTAGGACTTAGAGAAGCAGAGGCCCTCGGCGGTCTTGAAGAACAGGCGGGCGGAGACGCCGTCGTCGTAGACCTTGACCTTGTCCTCCTTGGGGAGCGACATCTTGAGGACGTACTTGCCGGTCTTGTCGATGGTGGTGAGTGGGGGGCGGTCGTTTTGGTTTTCCATGGTGTGGGTTGTTTATTGGTTAGGCGAAGTTGATGGGGGCGGATTGGGCGGTCGACGCGGGGCGGGCGATGACCTGCACCTCGGAGGAGTAGGAAGGCCACTCGTTGAAGGATTTGCAGGCCTCGTAGGACTTGAGCGCCTGGAGCATAAGGGTCTCCCCTTCGGCGATAAGGTCGGCGTGCAGCTCGAAGACGGCGGTTAAGAACGGGGCTTCCTTCTCGACGACGATGAAGCGGAAACCCTTGGGGCGTGTGCCGAGGGCGTACTTGCAGAGGGCGAGATACCAAGCGGCCTGCAACTTGAAGTCGTCCGACCAGATCATCTGGCGACCGAACCCCTTGGGCGTGGCTTCCTCGGCGGTCGTCTTGATGTCGTAGAGGTAGCCGTCGGCGCCGATGATGTCGAGCGACCCCTTGATGGGCACGATGTAGTCGGCCTTGAGCATGACCTCGGTCGCAAGGGGGACGATGTTGTGCCGAGCCATGGCGGTCTTGATGGCGTCGGAGTAGGACAGGGCGTTGTCGTACTCGTCGGCCTTGCAGGGGATGTCGGTCGGCTGGAGGGTGGACTTCCAGTAGGCGTGGACCTCCTTGCCTTCCTTCGTGCGCTTGTCGCAGTCGGGTTCGGGCTTGAAGAGGGCGAAGCGTTCCGGCTCGAGGACGGCGACGTGGGTCATGATGCCTTCACGGAGGGCCTTGGAGTCCTTGCGGGGGTTGGCCTTGTCGTGGGCGTACTTGGCGGGGGCCTTGAGGAGAAGCTTGGCACCCGTCTGGTTGAGGGCGTCGATGGCTTCATACTCCTCGCGGGAGCGGGCGGCGGTGGCTTGGCTGATTTGTTCGGCGGTGTACATGGTGGGTTGGGTGTCGGAATGGATTACAGGACTTCGTCGGAACTGTCGAGGACGGTTTCCGCGTCGTTCAAGGTCGTGTTCATCTCCTCAGCCTTTTCGTGGAGGTTCTGGACGCTGACCAGGAGCGAGGCCAAGTCCGCACGGACGATGTTGAGGCGCTCACGGAGTTCGAGGAGGTCGTTCGGATCGTCGAGGCGGGAGGCGTCGGTGATGGACAGGACGGACAGGAGGCGGTCGGTGTCGATGCTGACGCGGTGGACGTCGTGCTGGGTGACGAAGGCGGTCTGATAGGAGGAGAGGCTGCGGGCCTCGGTACTTAGCCGGCGAAGGGTCGCGGCGAGTCGGTCGGTGTTGGTCATTTGAGGATGGTGCGGATGCGGGAGAGCGTGACCTCCTTGACCTCGCCCTTGAGGACGAGAAACGTGCGGAGGTTGGAGCGGTAGAGGGTGGGCATGGTCTCCGCCGTCCAACCTTTAAGGAGGCGCTCAAATACGACGGCCGTCTTGGCGGAGGCCTCGACGTAGAGGGTCGAGTCGAGGAGGATGATTAGGGCGAAGGGCTGACCCTTGTCCTTGTAGGCTTGGGCGGCCTTGTAGACCGAAGATGGCACGATTTTAAGGCTCATTGTGGGAAGAAAGACCGGGCGGAGAGCCATATCTTGCTAAGATAAACACTATTTTTGTTTATCTTGTCGCCGACCGTCTGCCCCACGAAGTCGATATGGTAGGAGTTTCCGTTCAGCTCGAAGGTGGCGCCGGCGAACTCGGGGATGTGCTTGGCTTGCTTCGAGAGGATGACGGCCTCGAAGTCGGCGAGTTCGACCTCGGCCTGCTTCATGTCCTGGACAGAATATTGGCGGATGGCCTCCGTCTTCACGATCCACATGAGGACGATGGTCTGGTCGGCGAGGATGACGTTGATGGGCTGACCGGCCTTGTGCTTGGTCGAGGTGGTCACGACTGGGGCTTGCCCTCCTTGGCGGCTTGGCAGAACTTCTGCCAGTTGTCGGAGCGGAGTTTCCACAACTCGACCTCGGCCTTGAGGCGGGCGTTCTCGGCCTGCAATTTGGCAATCTCTTCATTGCAAGCGGCGACCGCCATGTCGGCAATCTTGAGGGGGATCATGCGCTCGCTCATTGGCGACCTCCCGTTTCAAAGTCGATGTAGGCGCGGTTGGCCTCATCGGTGTCGGGGAGGTACTTGCCCATCTCCGTGCCGGCCTTGCGGAGACGCTCGTTCTCGGCCTTGAGGTTAGCCACCGTCAGGCAGTCGACGCGCTCGTGGGAACGGATGACGGCTTCGAGGCAACGGACTTCAGCCTGGAGCGTTTGCACCTCACCCTCCAAGGCGATGACGCGGCCCTTAAGGCGGGCGTTCTCGATGATGTCGTCGATGTTCATTTGGCGGCGTTCCGTACGGCCTGTTCAAAGGCGTGGTTGTCGATGGCCTTCAGTTGCTCGGGCGACAGGTCGCGGAGGGCTTGCCCGGTCTTCAGCCAGCCCTTGGCGACGAGGATTTCAACGGCGGCCTTCTCGAACTTCAGTTCACCCATGAAGACCTTCGGCGCTTGGGGCTTGGCGGCAGAGGCTTGATGCCCGTCGTCGTCCAAGTCCACGGAGATGCCGCAAGCCGTCTGGATGGACTGGCGGCGGATGTAGGTGATGGCACCCCCGACCTGTTGGGCGGTCAGACCCTCGGCCTTAACCATCAGTTTGCCGAAGCTGAACAGATGCCCGGAGGTGTGCAGCAGGGAGGTCGAGACGCCGACCTTGCCTTCCTCGGTCTCGAGCGTTTGGATCAGCGCAAGGTTATGTTCCCAGAGGACGGGCTTCACGGCGTCGAGCAGGGCGTCCAGCGAGACATAGCGGGCCTTGAAGGCAGGGTTGATGCGGTTGGCTCCTACGTTGGTCATTTTGGACAGGGCCGCGATGACGTCAGCGTAGGGATTGGATTGCTCCAGGGGTTGGGACTTTTCTTTGCTCATGGCTTGTTGTGGGTTGGTTGGTTGGGATTAGGGGAAAGAGACCATCTCGTCGACCGTCTTCTGGCTGACGCAACGGAGCCGTCCTTCGTGGGACAGGAACCAATAGCGGGTATTGCCGGCGGGACGGGGCTTGAGTTTGCGGGCGACCGTGCCGTCGGCGAGGACGATGTAGGACGACCCGGCGAGTTCGCGGTAGGTGGCGGTCGGGGCGGTTTCGGGGATGGACTTGGGAAGTTTCTTTTGCATGGGAAATTGGAGGGGATACTCGCGGCGCCCAACGTGGTGCGCTGGTAGGATGAGCCAGCGTCGTCGGTACTATTTTGCGAGTATCCCCAAAGGGGGTTAGTTGATGGCACCGCGGCGGGCGGCGTCAAGGATGAGGAGGGCGTCGGCGTTCCAAAGCGTGACGGTCTCGTTGGGGAAGAGTTCGGAGGCCCGGGCCTTCAGCTTGTTTTTCCAAGCCGTGGTCGTGAGGTCGCCTTTCGTGCCGATGGGGTGGGCTTTCATCCAGATCGCGGGACGGATGCGATGGACCTCCCACGCATGGGCGACGGCGCAACCATAGAGGACGCCCGTGTTCCACATCAGTTTCCCGATGGCGGAGCCAGGGATACCTTTGCCGGCGAAGAGCGGAGGTTCCTCGAGATAGAGGACGACCGACCCCGCGTTGGAGTTGATGTCCTTGAGCAGTTGCACGACGTCCCAGTCGGTGCCGGGCATCTTGTGCAGTTCGAGGGAGCCTTCGGACGGAGTGAAGACGGCGATGCCTCCATTGACTCCCGGGTCTACGGCGACGATTGTTGGCTTGGTCATTTGGTTCTGGGGTCGCGCTCAAGACGAGCCACGACGACGCGAGTGATGGTCGGGCAACGGCGGAGGTCAAACCCTTTAGAAGCAAAGCCGGAGAAGCCGAGCTGATGGGCGGCGTAGACTTCGCCGATCGTGGGCTTCCTGCCCAGCCGTGCCGTCAGTCGTTCCTCGTTGAGGGTCAGCCAAGAGGTGGCGTATTCACGGCCCACGCCTTCGTCCAAGGCCCAAGAGTAATACCCGTAGGTCGGAAGGCCGTGGGCTTTGCGCCAGCGGGTCGTGTCGGCCCACGCAGCGGGGAAGAACTGACAGAGGCCACGCTCACCGAGTCGGCCTATGGCCTTGGGGTTGCCGGAGGACTCGACGAAGATGATGGCCTCGACCTGTCCAGGGGTGACGGCGTGGAGGGTGGACGCCGCAAGGAGAAGGAGAAGGGTTCTCATCGTCCGTCGATGGTCGGATGAACCGAGCCGCCGAACGTCTCGCCGTTGCGATCCACATAGGACCAAGTAAGCAAGGCACGACAGCCGGTCGTGAGGTTGGCGTAGATGCTTACGAGTTTGCACCCGTGCAGTTGCTGGAGGTTCTCCTCGGCGATGGCGCCGCAAAGGACGATGCGTTCACGGGCGAACTTCTCCGTCCAGTCGCCTTGCAGGACGCGGTCCCGAGCGTAGGCAATTTGGTATGAGAGGCCACGGATGACATGGGCCGGTGAGGCCAGCATATCGGGGGAGTGGGCGAGGGGGTCAGGCATGGGATTAGGCGTTGGGCTGGAGTTCGTAGGCGATGACCTTGGCTTCTTCGTCGGACTTCCAAGCCCCGCGGAACTCGGCGACCATGTCGTAGACCTTGAGGTAGCCGGCGATGTTGGCCTTCGTGACCACGGCGGCGAAGTCGGCGGCGACAGGGGCGTAGTTGACGCGCTCGACGACGAGGCGGTTGTTGGAGTACAGGATGCCGTACAGCTCGTAGGAGGCACGGGTCTGGTTCTTCTTGCGCTGGTCGATGATGACGGCCTTGGCGGTTTCGATGCGTTCGGCGTCCGTGATCTGGATGAGTTTGGGTTTCATGGCTTGTTGGGTTGGGAGATTAGTACTTGTTGATGATGTCGACGAGGGACGGGCCGTCGGCGAGGGCGAGGATGTAGGCGGTCAGGGCAAGACCGGCGAGGAGGGCGAGGAGGAGTTTCATGGGTTGTTGGTGCGGGTTGGTTTGTGAGACCTTTAGGTTCAACAGTCAAGCCCTACTTCTAAAGCCATTATAAACCACCCTATCCCGCCCCTAAGACGCCACCCTTGACGGCCTACGGACTACCCTATTTGACCCCCTTGGCTTGCCCTAGGAGGCGTTTTGACGGCGGAAGCGTAGGAAGACCGCCACCCCCACCCCTAGGCAACCGATGCAGAGGGCGAGTCCTAGGTCGCGGCAAGTCTTGAGGGCGATGGTCGCCGAGGTCAGTTGCCCCTGGAGCTTCTTGTCGTCACTCTTGACCCCTGCGTCCGTGATGAGGAGGGCCATTGTGTTGCTGTCCGAGAAGCCTTCGACGACATAGTCGCAAATCCAATAGGTGGCAAAGGCGGCGAGGGCACACGCCAATGTGATGATCATCAGCGCCCAAAGGAGATTGGCTTCACCGCTTGCCTGTTGCTTTGCGTCGCTTGCCATTGGATTTGGTTGTTTTGATGCCGGCCGCCTTTCTGGCTTCCTTGAGTTTGCCCGCCATCTTGGCCTCGACCATGGCCTCGATGAACATCGCAATCTTCAAGGCCATAAAGCCAGACACGCCGTTGACGGCCCAAAGCAAGGTCGGCTTCTCGATGTAGTTCACCGCAACGAAGCCCGTCAGGATTGAGACGACGACCGCAAGGAAAAGGTGAAGGATGGCTTTCTTCCAGCCAAGCCGCTCGTCTGCCATGATGATGCGGACAGCCATACCCATCATGCCTAGGATGCCGGCGATGCCCGCTTGCTTGACCTCTGGGCCAACGTCGTCGGGGTTGAATGATGCGGCAGGGGGCGGACTCATACGCAGGTGCGGCGGTAATTCTCCCGCCAGAGGACTTCGGTGACGACGGAGGTGAGACGGCGGACCTCGGCTTCCGTGAGGCTGAAGTCCCCGACGTGGAGGGCCTCGTGGACGACCGTGTTTAGGCGGGACTTCTCGGTCTTGTGCTTCTTGGAAATAAGGATGGTATAGTCGTCCCCTTCCTTGATGGCTTGGCCCAGGAGATGCCCGTGCATTTTAGCCTCCTTGATTTTTATCTTCTTCTTGAGGGCCATGGGATTTGAGGTGTCCGCTGTAGAGGTGCCACCCGGCGAGGATGAGGCCGACAAGGAAGAGACCGCCCACGGCAGGGAGGAACCACGGCGAGTCGAGGAGGAAGGGGACGGCACCGATGCAGACGCCCGAGACGAGGAGACCCGCCCCGATCATCACGCGACCGAAGGCGATGGCGAAACCACCGAGGACCATCATCCCAGCGGCGACCATGGCATAGAGGTTGCGCTGACCCTCCTTCTTCGCCTCGTCGACCTGTTTCTTCAAAGTGTCGATTTCGCCGACCATCTTGGACATGACCTCGGCGTTGGCCTTTTGCTCGGACTCCAGCTTGTGCCACATGGCGTCGATGTCAGCCTTGGCTTTCGCCGCGGAGGCCACGCTCGCCTCGTAAGCCTTGGGGTCGGCCTTCAATGCCCGGGCCTTCGCGAACTCAAGGTCGGTCGGGGAGGGTTGAGGCAAGCCCGCTTGAGCCACGGCGAGTTCCGAACGGACGACGGCGGGTTCGTCGGCGTGGTCCTTGGCGACGGCGACGGCTGCGGCGGTGCGGGACTCCAACTTGTCCTCCTTCTTGCCGACCACGTCCAGCGTCCCCTGCTCGGGCACGGGTTCAGGGACGGGCGAAGTCGTGGCACAGCCAGCCAGGAGTAGAGCAATGACCAAAAGCGGACGCATGATGGTCAGCCCGTTTGGGTCAGCGACCCTTCAGCGCGTCGACGATGGACTTGCCCTTGGCTTCCGCGGCCTTGAGTTTGTCGAGGTGCTTGCGGTAGATGAGGAGACCACCGAGGACGCCGATGAGCAGGCCGGTGAGGAAGGTGTAGACGTAGGACATGGGATTAAAGGGTTTCGGTTTCCTCGATGACGATGGTCGGGCCAAGGTCGGCGGGGGATTGTTTGGTCGGAAAGACGGCGACGCAATAGTCAGCGCATAGGGTGGACTCGGTGGCTTCCTGCCAAGTCGCTGGGAAAATATCTTTCATAAGACTCGGCGGGTTTTCCGAGATGTCCAGGACCGCATATCGCAGTCGGATTTTGTAGGAGAATGGCATGGGGTTAGAGTCCGTAGTAGACTCGTGGTTGGAGCATACAGATCGTGTTGCTCGATGGCGTGGCCCCGGTGAGGATGGACGCCCCGATGTTCATGTTGTTATTGGTTGAACCAATGCCGGTCGGGCCATCGGTCACGGTCAGCACCAAGCCATTTTGCAGGTTGGAGTAGCAGAACAGTTTGATCGTTCCTGTGCCGTCAGAGTAAAGCGTCCACCCGTTGTTTGCGAAGTTGTTGTTGGACTGGAGGGAGTTGTAATTCACATACGCCGAAGCCTTTTGGGTCGTGCCGTCGTGGTAGATGATGCGGATGCGGGCGGTGTTGGCGGAGGTCGTGTTGATATGGATGCCAATCCCCTTGTCGGTGAACGTGCCGACAAACGCCCCGCCCGATGGAAGCCCCATCGCCACCCAGTAGTCCACATTGGCGGCGATACCGTTGCCCGCATCGTTGAACGCCGAGAAGAGGGCGATTTTCTTTGACCAATTTAGGCGATACTTGGCGAAGGCACCGTTGCCGTAAAACTGCCCGACATAGCCGGCGAAGGAGGTGCTTTTGTTCGTGAAGGCGGAAGCCCGTGAATTGGCCACAGTAGCCGAGGTGACGAGGTTGTGGCAGTTGACGGAAGCCACGGCGGCGACTCCGCTATTGGCTACGTTTGTGCTGTAAGCCGCGGGCGGGTGGTCGTACCAAGCGAAGTCGGGGATGTCGGACACCAAGGCCAGCCAAGCGGCGTTCTTGCGGACGTAGGCTTTCGAGTCGGACGGGGCGTCGGTAATGCCAGGAACCGCCGCCGTGGATTGCGTGGTGCCGTCAGCGAAGGTGACGACCGCACCAGACGAAGCCGTCAGCGTAAGGCCAACCGAATCCATCTGGGCGTTACCACCCGTCACGGTGCTGGCGTTTAGGCTACCAGAAGTCAAATCCAGCGCGGTGATGTTTGAGGCCGTGGCCGTGTCAAATATGTACGGCGAGGAGTAGGTCAACGTGCCGGAACCACCGCCGACCGTAGCCCAGACTAAATCCGTACCGTCATAGGTCAGGGCTTGCCCGGTGGTCGGTACCGTGGCGTTGAGCGTGGAGGTCGCGCCGTTGGAGAGCGTGCTGATCGTCAGGCCACCGCCACCAGCGACAGTCGCCCACTTGAGTTCCGTGCCGTCGAAGGATAGGACTTGGTCGGTCGTCGGGGCCGTGGCGTTCAAGGTCGTCGCCGCCGCGTTGGTCAGGGACGAGATGGAGAGCTTCGGGGAAAGCAGCGAGTCGACCGAGGCTTTGCTGTAGAGGTTGATTGCCATTAGGCGACAGTCAGCCCGAGGGCCGCATACTTGGCGACGAGTTCTTCACGGGTTGCGGCGAAGTCGACGGGGACAAAGTAGATGTAGCGGTCGCCCTTGCGGACAGCCAAGATGAAAGCCTTCTTGCCGACGACATAGCCGACGAAGCGGTCGGTGGGGTGTGTGCCTTGGGTGGTCATCAGATGGTGAAGGATGAGTCGATGCCGTTCACGCGGACATAGTAGGGGCCGGAACCGACGGAGCCGGAAAGGCTATAGGTTGCGCCGCTGAAGCCCGTGCAGTTTTCGTAGACCGCCGAGTTGTCCACGATGCCCCAGTTGGTCGTGAGGTTCGAGATGAACTGCGGGACGTTGGAGAAGCAGATGTCGCCCGTCGAGCCGGAGGACTGCGTGTAGATGATGTTGGCGATGGCGTCCGCCTTGGCTCGGTCGGGGTTGAAGGCCGTCTGCTGGGTGGTCGAGTCGCTGAAGGTGATGCCCGAAGTTCCGACGGTGACAAGACCGCCACCCGTAGAGGCCGAGAGGTCGAGACCGACATCGTTGAGGCTGACCGTTCCACCCGAACCCGTGAAGGTCGCCGTGCCCGAGAAGGCAGGACCAGCCAAGGGTGCCTTGAGGTCGAGTTCCGTCTGGAGATCCGTCTGGTCGGAGAGGGTTCCGGTGATGCTACCCCAAGTCCCACCGCCCGAGGTGACCGCATACCAAGCCCCATCCTTGCGTCCGTAGGTCGTGCCGTCCGAGGGGGCGTCCGTGAGGTAGGAGCCGATAGGCTGATAGGTCGAGGCCGCCGTTGCGCTGGTAAGGTAAGCGGACATCGCCGCTTGCGTCTGATAGGTCGATGCCGCAAGCGAGGTCGTGAGAAGCCCGGCGGTCGCCGCGGACTTGTTCTTCCAGAGGGAGGTTGCGGACTCGTAGACGAGCAGGTCGCCGTTAGCCACCGAAGCGATGGCGACGTTGTGCAGTTCCTCCAGCTCGAAGCCGTTTTGGATGCGGACGAGAACCGTCCCTTGGTTGACGTGGACCCGCTCGACGATGCCCACATAGACCATGTGATAGGGGGCCGAGGGCTTCGTGGTCGTCCAGGCACCCGCCGTGGTCGGGCTGAGGTAGAGTTGTTGGCCTTCGGTGTAGGCGGAGGTGTTGAGGTTCTCGACCAGCCCGAGGACGCAGACGTAACCGTTCTGGTTGTTCGTGATGTCCGTGATCACGATGCCGAAGGTCTGGGCGGAGGTCGCGTCGCCCGTGGCGATGGCCTTCGTGACCGTGACCTTGTTGCCGGCACCGCCGTTGATGTAGACGACAGTCCCCTTGGCTAGGGTCGCCCCCGTCTCGTTGCGGACCTGTGCCCGCACTTGGGTCGTCGAGCCTGAAGGGAAGCCGAAGTCAAGGACGGCGTTGAGGTTCGTCCCGCTGTTCGTGACCGTGGGAGTCGCGTCAGGGGCGAGAGCCGTCACCGTGCCGATGGCGATGGTCGCCGCAGGGCCGGGGGTGCCGAGTTCGGCGGACAGTACCGCGGGGGCCGTGGCGAGGACGGAAACCGACAGGGTGCCCGTGGTCTCGGCAATCGTCACCGAGAGCGTCCCCAGGACTTCAGACGAGATGGAGATGGGCATCGGGGGTTAGTCGGTGACTTGGTCGATGACGGAGAGACGCATCGTCTCCGAGTAGAAGATGGTCGTCGAGTAGGCGAACTTGATGTCCCAGCGGGCGTTGCCGAGCGTCCACTTGGTCGTGTCGGGAACGGAGGCCACGAAGGACAGGCCGTCGCCGGCAACGGTGATCGTGCAGGGGTAGGTGTTGTCGTCCGAGTCGATGATGCTCGAGGTGATGGTCGTCGTCAGCAGGTTGGCGGGACCGCCCGCTTGGGGGGTGTAGGTCACGGTGCCCGCGAAGGTCGTGCCGCGCTTGAAGGTGACGGTGGTCGAGCAGGTCATGGCGTCTTATTGTTGGCGGGATTGGAAGGGGGGCGTCAGATGGTGATGCTTTCCGTGGGGTTGGCCCCGCCCGACCACTTGGTCGACCCGGTGTAATTGCCTTCCCAAGCGATTTGCTCGGTCTCGTAGTCGGGGGTCGTCCACCATGAGGGAGGCGTGAAGCCGTCATCTTCCCAGCGATAGGGGCCTTCGTAGAAGATGTTGAAGGGGATGGTGATTGGGCCGACGAGGTGCTGCGTGACGACCCAAGAGGTGGTCGCGTTGTTCCAGGAGATGGTGCCGACGCGGAGGCGCTGGCAGTTGTAGTTCTTCAGCTTGTTGACTTGGTCGATTTCAAGGTTGCCGTTGATTTCGTAGGGAGGGTCGGGGATGCTGATGGACACCGGGGCGTACTCGAAGGCGTTGGTCCAAGTCTGGCGATCGCAGTCCCCTTCGCCGAGCCAAGGGGTGGTCTTGGTGTAGGCATCACCGCCGACCTCCATCAAGGCCGCGTAAGGGACGCCAGCGGTCAGGGTTCCGCTTGCGATGTTATAGTGGTTGAGGATGACGCTGAAGACGTAGGACTTCGTCGTGGCAGGAGCTACGGGCGGGACAAGGGTAAAGGTCGCCCCTTGGTCGATGAGGTCGTTGTTTGCCGTGACCGCAGCCGTCTTGGACCCGGTGGGGTAGACCGCCATCCCGACCAAGTTATACTCGCGGAGGCAACTGAGGAAGGAGTTGTCGGCGGTCCGGCAGATGACCCGCATCTTGGAGAAGATTGCCGTGTTCGTGCCCGTGGGGATTTCAACCTCGCCACCGCCGTCTGGGATGACGTTCGAGGGCGTATCTCCGACCAAGGGCGTCCAGACCTGATTGATGTCCAAGGTCGTCCCGCTGCTCGACGCGCTGAAAGAAAGCCCGACTCCTGGTTGGATGCTCATCAGATGTTCGTATAAACCTTATTGGACCAGCCGGTCTTGGAGTAGCGGATCTCGTAGTTGATTTTATATAGGGCGCCGAACTGCTCGACGTTGACTTGGGAGAGTAGGTTCTTGTGGCCTACGGCAGCGACCGTGCCGATGGGCGCCCATGAGGGGAGCAAGGCGAAGACGCCCCAAGAGGTCGTTGCGGTTGCCGTATTGAGCAGGGCCAAGAGGGCTTGGACGTCCGCAAGGGTCGTCGAGTACATGACGCCCGAGTAGGAGGTCGTGGACGCGAGGTAGTTGGTCTTGCCGTAAAGGCTGGGGAAGGTCGGGTCGACGAAGCCGATGAAGCGACCGCCGTTCTGAGATTCAAAGCATGACCCATTGGAACCGATGTAAGATTGCGTGTCCTTGATGGGTGCGGTCTTGGTTTTGACGATTGGGCCAAGGCTGCTTTGCGTGTACGGACCAAGCCCGGCGATGACGCCAGAGAAAAGAGGGTCAGCCGTGAAAAAGTTTGGGTGCGAGGTGATTGGTTCGCTCGTCAGGCCGTTTGCCGCGGAGGTGTTCGGATTCGTGCGGACGCCGCTGTTGACGGACGGGTCGATGCCGACGTAGTCCACCGTGACGGTGGCGATGTCCAGGGCGTCCCAGCTGATGCGCCACTTGTCAATCTTGAGGTAGGTGTAGGACGGGTCGGGGTGGGCCGTCCCCTTGACTAGGAAGGCCGTGAGGGCGGAGGTCGTGTCGGCCTTGTAGACGCTGACCGAGGTGTGCAGACCGAAGCCGTCCGAGACGACCGTCCAGCCAGATTGCAGGATCGGGGCGACGAGGTCGTTGCCGGTGTTTACGATAGCCATGGGAAATTAGTTGCCGCCCTTGAGCAAGGCAGCGCGGGAGGGTGAGGTGGATTTCGTGAAGTCGGTTGGGACGCCGCCACCAGATCCGCGGCTGATATTTTCAAGTAGTGCTGTCTGCTTTCGGGACTCTTCGAGCTGGGCGGTCATGGCTTCCATGACAGGGTTTGCGCCGACTCCGACGATATTGCCAAAGCCTTCGGGGGTCTTGAATGAGGTCGGCCCGGTGGGTGGTGGTGGGTTCTTCTTAGCCTCTTCAGCAGCGTCTTTAGCAATGATAGCCTGCACGGTGTCTTGAACATTCTTGTCCTTGGACATATCACCGCGCACCATGCTTCGGTAATAACCAAGTGTGATATCGTTCTTTAATTTGTTATTCTCCTTTTCCATCGCATCATTGAACCAGTTCTTTTCGCCGGGATACTCATCAATTTTTTCCTGCACTAATTGTTTACCTCTTGGGTCTTTCAATAAAAAGTCACTTGTGACTTCCTCGCGGGTCAATTTAGCTTCTTCTTTTGTTTCCTTGGCCTTTTTTTCGTTGGCTTTCCTTTTCTCATAATACCTATCCTCTGCGGACATCAGCTCGTTAGTGTCGTTGATAGCTGCTTGGTGTGCCTCATCTCGCTTTCTCTGATTTTCCGCGATCATCTTACCAATCAGCCCAAGGACGGTGCTGAGGATAGCCATCGGACCAAGGAAGGACAGGAAGATGTCCTTGAAGGATGTGCCGAACTTCTTGCCGATGTCACCAATCTGCTTTTCGAAGGAAGAGGTCGCCGCCTTGGCCTTGTCCATGGCCTGCGGGACGTCGGAGGTCGTCTTGATGTTGAGTTCCAGGGATTGGGCCATGTTAGTCGGTCTTCTCCTTTGCCGGATTGGAAGCGGACGCGGCCTGCTCGGAGGCCATGAAGGCTTCCTCCTCGGGCGTCATGATCGCCACCTCGGCACCCTTGCGGATGGCTAGGGCTGAGTTAAGCCAGATGGCTTGACACTCCGGCATCTCCCATGCCCGCTTCTCCTCGATGCCCGAGGCGATGAGGTTGGCGACGATGGAGAGGGGCCAAGGAACGCCTTTGTTGCCTCCGCTCTTACTGTTGTCCTGTTCCCAGAACTTGGGCCAGTCATGGACTAGGACGTAGCCGGCAAAGGCCTTGAGCATCTGCTCAAACCTTACTGGATTATGGTTGAGCATTGAAATGCGTATTTTGTCCCGCCAAGTAATCTCCCCAAGTGGTTCCTCGGCGCATACCTTGCAGGCAAAGACAAGGTCGGCGGGGGTGACTCCGCGGTCGCCCATGATTAAAGGGGACTTGAAGGCCATCAGTCTCACGCGGTACTTGAGGCACCATGGATAAAGCGAACGACCCAGCAACTTGAAGGGAGCCGGGTCGATGAAGGCGTTCAGAAAGCGGTCGTCCATTCCTGGACTATGCCTCTGCCGTCCGCTGGGTCAATTAGGGCGTGACGCCTTCGTAGTCGACCGCCGTGATCGTGACGGAAGTGAAGTCCTTGTTGGACCCCTTCTGGGAGACGCCCGTGATGGTGCCGACGTAGGAGGTGGATTTAGACCCGCTCGGGTAGGCCGTGTCGGCGTTGATGGTGAAGGAGAAGGAGTCACCAATGGTCGGCATGGTCGAGGTCTTGCAGATGCCGTCGACGGTCAGCTCGGTCTTGCGGTCGTCGTAGCGGGCGGTCTTGGTCAGGCCAGTCTCGTCAGCCACCGTGCCCGACAGGTTGAAGGTCGCGTTGACCGAGTAGGACTGCACGAAAAGGTTCGAGACGGTGCCTCCGATACCGAAGAGGCAGGTGGTTCCAGTAGATACGGCGGCCATTTGTCTTTGCCCTGTTTGGAATAACTATCAGGGGGCGAGGCAGACCATCACCGAGAAGGAGAAGGCGGTCGCCCAGGAGCGTTCGTCCACCCCTTCGTCCTCCGAACCGATGGTGACGTCGTAGCAGGACGCGTCGGCCCCAGCCGTGAAGGCGGCTTGGATGCTTGCCAGGTCTCGCATATTGCCGACCAAGGCGGCGCAGCGGAGGCGGTGATCGGCAAGGGTCGTGTCGTCGGCGTTGGAGAAAAGGGTGATGCGAACCGAGCAGTCGTAATTGCCAGCACCCTCGGGGAGGCTACCGGGCGGGCGGGCGGAGTCGCAGAGGACCACGGCCTTCGGGAGGGTCTGGGTTGCGGCGGAGTCACCCGTCAGGAAGGAGACGGTGGTTAGGCCCGTCTGCGTGGACAGGTATGTGGCGAGCGTGGACTCGACGATGTGGCGGATGGATTTGGTGCCCATAAAGGTTATTTGCGGTTGAACTTGTTGATGTCTTTGTCGACGAGGTTTCGGATTTTGGCGGGCATTTGTTGAACGCGGTTGCCGTAGACTAGGCCGAGGACATCCGCTTGGTCGGCGATGCCGAAGATGTTGCCGTGGAGGTTGCGGATGGTGACGTCGGCTAACTTGTCGGAGAAGCTCGTGACGCTTTGTCCAGGGACGCTGCTGTGCTTGGTAATCCAGCCCGCTGCTCGTAGCTTGGACCCGGCGTTCTTCTCGACCCCGTTGATGACGGGCTTCGGCAGGGACATCAAAGCCCGATACCAGCCCGACTTGATGGCACCGACGGCCTTCTGGCGTTGCTCGACGAAGGTGTCGATGTCGCCCTTGCGCTCGACGACCCGCTTGTCGAGGGACTTGACCCCGCTGACGTTGCGACCGTTCTTCCAGAGACGGCCTTGGGTGCGGACGTAGATGGGCTTGTAGGCCGCGTCGATTTCCGAGGGGCTTTGAATGAAGCCTGCATTTGCACCGAAGTCATTGGCGGCGACTCGGCTGCCGATGCGGTTGAAGTAGTTCCTAGCCTTCTTGAAGCCCTCATCCGTGCCGAAGCCCTTGTACTGCTGGGAGAGGATGCGGGCGACAAAGGAATTGCCCGAGATGATGGAGGACTGGGTCGATGCCAACTTCCAGAAGAGGCCGGAGTTGCCGTTCAACGCGAGGGAGCCAAGCCGCTTGATGACGCGGGCGGCCTTCGTGCTGTTGCTTCCGCCCGTCAGAGGTTCGACCACCTTGCCGACGTCTCGGTCGATGGCCCGTTCGCCAGCCTTCTTGGCGTTGTTGGAAAGGCCAGCGCCACCGCCCTTGACGAGGGGAGGGGTGAACATGGCGGCGTCTTGGCAGGCTAGGGCGGCTTGCTCCAAGGTGGCGTCGCGGATGGTCTGCTTGCTAGCGGCGGCGAACTTATTGATGGCAGACTCAAAGGCCGCTAGGCTCGCCGGCTTGAGGGTGACCTTGACCACTTTATTGGTTGTCGTCGATGACGACGAGCGTGATCCACGCCGACCCGGGCTTGTAGGTCTGGGTCGTGATGCGGACGGTCTTGCCCCCTGCCACGATTTTCTTCCCTTGGGCGAGGGAGGCGATGGGGACACCGCCCGACAGTAGGGCCGCCGATGCCCCATTAGACCCGTCTGGGAGGCTCCAGGAGGCGTTAACGGCGGGAAGGCGGACGGTGTACTGGGTCCGCTCACAATACCCCCCTGCCTCGAGGACGGTGGCGACGGCGGGGTCGGAGATGAGGCAGAGGAAGGTGATGGCCCCAGAGTTGGCGGAGCCAGCCACGCCGAAGTCGGCAATCATCTCCTTGGCGTCGGGCAGGAACTCAGAATAGAGGCTCATCACTTTTGCCCGATTTGGCATAAAAACAAAAGACCCCCAAGGGGTGAGCCAAGGGGGTCTCGTTTAAGCGGCTAGGCCGCCACCGTTTAGGCGGTGGTCAGGCGGCGGAGGGACGTCGCACGACCAACGGCGCAACCGAAGAG